ACTGCCGGAAGGAGGAAACCTATAATGGCAAACAAAAAAACAGTCAGAGGAATGGCGGTGAAAAACGCGAACGTCGTGGGCGATACGGTGGATACCACATGCACCGAATGCAATACGGACTTCAGCGTCGAGATCCCCGATGATGCGACCGAAGGCGCGGTGGAGGCGACTTGCCCCGAATGCGGCGTGAATCTCAGCATCAACATCGCGACCGGTGAAGCGACCACGCTTCTCGACACGGACGATGATGACGACGGGGAACCCACCACGGAAACGGGTGATGGCGGAGGCGGAGATGACGGGACAACCGATCCTGCGCCTGGCTCTGTCCAGAATGCCGTCAAGGCGGAACTCGCAGCCGAGCGCCAGCGCGTGAAGGATCTGCGTGGCCTGAAAGCTGCGCATCCCGATCACTCGGATATCGTCGACAAAGCCGAAGATGAAGGCTGGAGCTACGCGAAAGCCTGCAGAAATGTCATGAATGCCGTGGCCTCCGCAAAGAAGGAATCGGACGCGAAAGGCGGATCGTTTCTCAAGGGCGCGCGAGCTGATGCGACTACAGCTTCCGGCGTCGGAGCCGCTCCGAATTCCGGAACCGGTGACAAGGTCATGGACGGCATCAGCGAGAGCGTCGCGATGTTCACAAAGCGGACGATGGAATAAGGAGGATTTTGACATGACACAGTTTAACAATTTTGTTGCCAATCAGGAGTACGACGGGCTTATCGCATCGGCGAATCCGCCTGCGGAAGTCTTCTCGGTTCCGGTCGCACACGGCGCGGCGGAAAAGACGGTCACGCGCGGCACGGTTCTCGAAAACGCAGATGAAAAAGCCTATGCCATTCTCGCGGATGACGTCCTTGTTTCCGCGAGCGCGGACGCGATTGCGATTGCGTATCGCACAGGGCATTTCGTGCGCGGCCGCGTGAAGAACGAGGACGGATCTGCTGTCACGGCGGAGCAGGAAGACAGCCTCCGGCTGTACGGAATCCTGCTGTCCGACGCGGTCGAAGTGTAGACAAGAAGGAGGAATACAGAAATGGCTTTTGATGTAAATAACACCTATACCTATCTCATGGCGGTGCAGGCGATGCCGCCGCTCACAACGTTTCTGCGCGATCGGTATTTCCCGAGCTCGGAAGAGGATATCTTCGGAACGGAGAAAGTCCTCGTTGAATACCGCGACGGAAACAAGAGGCTTGCTCCCGTCATTGCCCCGCGTTATGGCGGCGTGACGATCCAGCGCCAGGGATCCGAGATGCATGAGTATGAACCGCCCACCATCGGCCCGAAGCGCACAACAACGATTGACGATATTACGCGCCGCGGTTTCGGCGAAGCGATTCTCCCGACGATCACGCCGGCGGAACGCGAAAGCCAGCTTGCGCTGCGCGACGCGAAGGAACTCGACGACATGATCACGCGCCGGGAAGAGGCAATGGCGGCCGAACTTCTGCAGAAAAATGGTTACGTGCTGAAGCGGGTCGCAGACGATCTCGAAGTTTTCGACGAGTTTGAGATCTACTTCTACGACGGCACGAACAATCCCGCGAACTATACGCCGTCCACGCCGTGGAATGCGGCTGGCGCGGATATTTTCTCCGATCTGCACATCATGATCAAGAATCTGCAGCAGCGCGGGCTCCCGGCAACCGATCTCATTGTCAATGATGGTGTCGCCGACATCATTATGAATAACGAGGCGATCTATAAGAAACTGCTTATCCCGGACGGGAAATACAATCTCGGGACTGTCGACCCGAAAGAACTCCCGGCGGGTGCGTCGCTGATTGCGGTCCTGAATGTGCAGGGGCGGAATATCAGCATCATCTCGTATACGGAGACTTATACGGACGATAGCGGGAATGACGTACCGTTCATCGCGGACGGGACTGCGATCCTCACCGCCCCGAACTGCGGCAAGACGCTTTACGGCGCCGTCACGCAGATCGAGCAGGCGGACATGAAGCGCCACACTTACGGCGCACGCCGCGTTCCGAAACCGTTTGTCGATGCGGACAAGAACGTGAGTGAAGTCACGCTCTCCTCGAAGCCGCTACTCGTGCCGATCAACAAATCTCCGTGGCAGGTCGCCAACGTGGTCGCGTAGAAAGGAGAAGCGATATGAAGACAATTAAAATCATCAGCGGATCCTATGGATACAAGGGCAAGGGCGGGATCATCACCGCGAAGAAACCGGGCGATGCACCGTTTGAGCTCGAAGACTCCAAGGCGGATCGTCTGATCTCTCTGAAGGTTGCAGAGCTCGCCGTCCCCGAATCCGCTCCGGATACCGCCGAAGGCGGACCCGATCTCACCACGCCTAAACCACCGACAAAGAAAGAGCTGATGGCGAAGATGGACGAGCTCGGCGTGGAGTACGACAAAAACGCCAACTGGGAGAAGCTCAACGCAACCCTTACCACGGCGCTTGACAAGAGCGACGCGGATACCAATGAGGGTGAAGGCGATTCCGACGAGAGTACGGATACCGCCGAAGGCGGACCCGATCTCACCACGCCGGATGTCGTATCGTGAGTGTGTTCAAGGACGAGGTGACTTCGGACATCTCGTCCGTCTTTCTCAATCCCGATGATTTCGCCGAAGAGCGCATGATCGACGGTAAACTTGTCGCCTGCATTTTGGCATCTGATCAAACGATCCCGATCACCGGCGGATACAGGATCGCAATCACCGACGCGCAGCAGGAACTGTATGTGCGCAGTGCGGATGTCCCGCACAAGAAAGCCGGGGGCAAGATGATGATCGGAACGGTCGCTTATGACATCGACAGTTGGCAGGAGGATATGGGAATCGCGCATATCAGACTCTCTCGCGCCGTCGGAACCTAACGGAAGGATGTGACTACGCATGACGATCATTGAAATGCTCGACGATCTCGCGAAATGGGCGGAAGATCAGATCTGCTCCAAGATCATGCTAAAAGCCGAGACTGATGTGCAGGATGGATCAGAGAAGATCGAAGAGGTGCATCCTGTCGCGTGGCCGCTCTACGTCCCGGCGCAGGATGGCATATGGCCGCGCGTAGGTGTGGCGAATGTCCCGTCAATCGCCGTGGAGATCCTACCTCCGTCAAAAGACGACGTACAAGGTGACAGCAGGACTGTAACGATCCGGTTTGCGCTCGCTACGTGGAATCCCGCCAGGTATCAGGAGGATGTGTTTGTCCCGACCGGAGAATCCGGCGCCGGGATACCGAATATGCCCGCATACACACGCGGAGATCCGGAAACGCCGCCTTTTGCCTGGTCATCGGATGGATGGCGGGACGCGTACAACTTTCTTGAGATCGCACTCCGCGAACTCGGGAACACAGATTATATCAAAAGCACCATCAGGATCATGCATGAAGAGGCTATGGAATGGGGACCATTCACGGAACCCGACGGCGGCCCGCTGCCGAATTTCTTTCCGTTCTGGCTTGCATGGTGCAGCTTTAAGGTCAACCTCCCCATCACGCGGGCGAGGCATGATGTTTCAAGTTTGTTGTAAAAGAAGGAGGAAAGCCTTATGGCGGACTACAAATACGGCGTTTATGGCGCGATAGATGCGACAGTCGTCCGGAGCGCGCTCCAGGCGACCGAGACCATCGTTTATATCGGCGCAGCGCCTATCAATCTCGTCCGCGGCTATGCTGCCGCGAACATCATCAACAAGCCTGTGCTCATAGGGAATATGGGCGCGGCACAGAGAACCGTCGGATATTCTGGCGACTGGATCTCGTTCCCGCTTGCCGAAGCGATCTCCGCGCATTTTGACAATGCGCTCAATTCCATCGGCCCGATAGTGCTTCTCAACGTACTGGATCCGGACGTGCATCGCAAAGCGGCGCAGGCACAGATGACGCTGACGTTCGTTGCCGGAAAGGCGGAAATCGAAAGCGACAAGATTATTCTCGATACACTCGCGCTCGAGAATCTGGCGGAAGGCACCGACTACACGATCGAATACAATTTCACTCGCGGGGTCTGTATCATCAGGTCGGCGGGCGCTATGCAGATCGCAGGAGACATTGAAGCGAGCTTTAACGAGGTGGACCCGGCGCTTGTCACAAATCAGGTCGTCATCGGCGACGCGACGGAAGACGGGGCTTACTCCGGGATCCATGCGCTGACGCTGGTACACAACAACCTCGGCGTGATCCCGAGCGTGATTCTCGCGCCGGGCCGCAGCGAATCCCCGGAGATCTACCGCGCGCTCATTGACGGCTGTGTGGATATCGGCGGCCACTGGCTTGCCGACGTCTATGCGGATATCCCTGTTTCGGCCTTGACCGGCTCCATCACCCAGGCGGTCACTTGGAAAACGCAGAACGGGTATGACAGCGAACACAGCAAAGTCTTCTGGCCGCAGGGCAGCAAGGCCGGGAAAATGTATCACCTGTCCGTCATCGGCGCTGTGACGCGGATGTACGTCGACTATACGCACGGCGGCGTCCCGTACGAGACACCTGCGAATAAGGCGATCGATATTGACTCGCTCTATATCGGAGCAGCGTCCCAGGTCGACAGCTACGATCAGGCAGCCGCCAACAGCCTTACGCAAAAAGGGATCACCACCGCCATCCGGTTCGGCGGGCAGTGGAAGCTCTGGGGCGACCATACGGCGGCATACGATTTCGACGAGGCAGACACCATCGATCAGCGGGCATTTTTCGATGTCAATGAGAGCATGCTCAAATACGTGATCAATGATTTCCAGAACCGGTTCCATGACCAGATCGGGTCTCCGCTCGACAAAAACCGCGTTGGATCGATCTTGAACGCCGCGCAGGAAGTTCTCGACGGCCTAAAATCCAAAGGCGCGCTGATCGGGACTCCGCAGGTATTCTTCACCGAAGACCGGAACACGGAAGACGAAATGATCAGCGGCAGGTTCTACTGGGACATCACGCAGACGAACATACCTCCGCTTAAGGCGGCCTCGGTCTTCGTGTCTTATACAGATGCCGGATTCTCGGCGATCTTAGCGGAATCATAGAAAGGAGTATGGAATAAATGATTAACGATATTAGTGGACCGCTCCTTGCGAATACAATCCGTGTCGGCGGAGTCGTCGTCGGTGAGGATGTAAAATTCTCGCTCCCGGAAGTCAAGCCTGTGACAAGCGAATATCCCGGACTTGGCAAGATCGAACTGCCGGTAACGGGCCAGTACGATACGATGGAGCTATCCATCACGAAGACGGGGATCGATAAGTTCCTCAGCCTTTTGACATCGCCGGAAAGCAAGAAAATCGAAATCCGTGCCGCCATTGACGTACTTGGCGCCGATGGTACCAAAAGCGCGAAAGGAATCAAAGCGTTTCTGACTGCGATCCCGAACGTCTTTCCTAAAATCGACGGAGAAGTCGGCTCGCAGCCGGAAGCGGAGATCACCTTCGGCGTCACACGCTATCAGCTCTACGTTGACGGCGCAGAATCGATCCTAATCGACAAGACGGCCGGAATCGTCCGTTTCGATGGAAAGGACTACTCCCAGCAGATCAACAGCCTGCTTTAGGCAAAATCTGACCAGCAATATGGGGCGCGGTACCTTATGCCGTGCCCCTGTGTCCGCGCGTGCGCGGATTTTTTTATGAAAAGGAGCGACATACCATGAAAAACGAAATAGGCCTCAAAACCCCGATCACAGTCAACGGGCAGAGCGTACGCACGCTGTACTACGACTTTGACTGCTTCGACAGCGACGCATTTTTCCGCGCGAATGACCGCGCGCTCTCGAAAATGAAGCAGGGGCGCGCCGGCGCGGTTGAACTCGACTATGCGCTGCATCTGTGCTTTGCGCAGGAAGCGGTGGTCATTGAAATGCCTGAACTGGATATCAACGATCTTGAACGGATGAAAGGGCCCGATCTTCTCAAATTGCTTGCTGCAGGGCGGGATTTTTTTATGAGCGACTCGGAGAATCCGCCGGAGGACGAGTCTACGCAAAACAGCTCAAATCCATGCTCAGAGGATATGCAAGAGAATTCTCAACCAGTATCACAGACCTCCGGCGACAGCCCCTCCTCGTATTCATAGCCGACTACCAGGAAGCCGTCGAAGAGCAAAAGAAAATGAACGCCGCGACCGAAAGGCAGATGGCAGCGTATAGGGCAAAAACCAGACCAAGGAGACGCTGAAGATATTGAAAGGCAGTATAACGCATGGCAGGTAAATCATTACAAGCGGTTGTGAGCCTTG